AGAGTATGAAGTTGTTGAAAGTCTGGTCCAACAACATTCCAGTGATAAATCCACGTCTTTTGAAATAAAACAAAAAGTGATGCCTGGGCATCACTCAAAGATTTAAATAAAGTTTCCATTATAGACTTTTTTTATTATTTATAAAAAAAAGACTACCCCATAAAGAGGTAGTCCAACTCAACTTATGAGTAGTCTATCAGAACTTGATACCAAGACCAGTCGTGAACACTGGACTATAAGTCCCATTCGTCACACCATAAGAATTAGCAGCATTGGTGGCTGGGAACTTAACATCGGCAAAACCAACCAAAGAATCGGTAATACGACCTTCAACACCAAGAGCAAGAACAACTTGACCCTGTGAACCAACAGCAGACTGATAGTTTGAAGTAGTATTATTTACGAAAGGAACTTGATAACCAACACCACCATAAACGTTAGCACGACTTACTTTAGTTCCATCAGCAAGAGTCTTGCGTGAGATAGAGTAGTCATAGGTAGCAAGGGCACCACCACCAGCACCAATCTGTCCAGAAGGACTACCAACAAAGTTAGCATAAGGACGAACGGAGACTTCATTACCCCAAGCAGTTGCTACAGGGAAACGTGCCTGAACGGTAGCACCAGAAACAATGCGGTTAGCAGTATAACTATTACCACTTACACCTTGCTTATTTACAAGAACACCAACACCAACATACTGACCAACTCCTTGTGCCTTACGAGCAGCAGCAACTTCAAGAGTCCTTACACGAACATTAGTAGCAGCAAGTTGCTTGGAGAACTCGGCACGAAGAGCAGCAGCAGTGCGGGCATCTTCGGCACTGGAGAACTCAGAGATGCGATCCAGGCAAGCATTCGTCAGAGCAGCCAGTTCAGCACGAGTAGCAGACTGTCCGGGATTCAAAGTACCATTAGGATAACCGACAAGGCAACCATAATTAGCATTCAAATTGACAATTGCCTGATATGCCCAGTTAGTGGGGGAAACATCAGAGAACTGACGATTAGGAGTAGCAAATGCAGGTGCAACCATAGAGGAAGCAACAACTGCACCAGCAACAATAGATTTGATTTTCATAAGAATGTATTAAAAATTACAAATACAAGGTTTATTTATATCTCAGAATTTTCTGAGAAAGCGGATGATCGGATTTGAACCGACGACAATCTGCTTGGCAAGCAGGAACTCTACCACTGAGTTACATCCGCAGAATGGGAGATTTTACTCTCCCTTACAATCACTTCACCTGAATAAATGAAGTATAAGATACAATAAACATTACGTCAAGACCATAAATGATAAATTTATAGTCTGGCATAACAGACCCTAATCTCTCCTCTACTTGGTGATGCAATCGTTGAGAAAGCACCATAAGAAAGATCAAGACTCCTACCACTTACATATGGACCACGATCATTGATTCGTATAACCACAGATCTTCCATTTGATTCATTTGTTACTCTTAGTCTAGTTCCAAATGGAAGATTACGATGTGCGGCTGAGTTACCATAGGCATTAAACCGTTCACCATTAGCAGTTCTTTGACCATCGTAACCATCACCGATTCCATAATGTGAGGCATAAGAACAGGTCAGTGCTTGAGCAGGACTTGGAGCAAGAGCACCAAGACTCAGAGCAATGACCGAAAGGGTTTGAATTGTTTTGTTTAAAAGCATTAGTTTAGTAGAATTCGACATCCGTATAAGCAAAGGAGAGTTTCCAACCCTCTCGGGAGGCATTGCCCACGGCTCTAAGTTTCACATCAAGATCTCATAATATTGATCCCTGTGTTTGGGATAACTCATAATAAGTGATTATTTAGGATCTGTCAAGGTTTCTCTTTGGAAGTAATCTTTTCTGTAATATCTGCCTAATATATTTGAATTATAATACTTTGGGCATCCATCTTCTAGTGCTTCAATCAATACATTATTTAAAAATAATTGTTTTGTTTCTTCGTAGTTAGTTTTACCTAATGTTTTATGAAGAGATAAGATACTTCTTTTGAATTTATCTTTACCTAATAATACAATATCATCTTTTAGTTCAGGACAGCTACCATAATATTTCTTCCAATCACTTTCTTGTTTTACTTTTCTTTTCTTTCCTTTTGGTGTTCTAAACGACCAGAAGTATTTTCTTCCTAGATATTTTCTATTATTCTCTTCACATTCTATCAAATAGATAAATCCAAAGTTTTCTCCAATATCTTCCGTCTCAAAAATCTTTCCTTGATATAACCAAGGATTATCATAACTCATTCGGGTTTTAATGTTCTTTAAGTTATATAGATACAACTTATCTTCAACCCTAACAGAGTTATTATACACATAAAAAAAGCACCTGTCAAGAGGTGCTTAATATATTATAATGAAAGTGTTTTATCCTTCTGCGTGTTGTCCTCTTGCTTTTTGTTGAGCAAGTTTCTTTGGATTTTTGGTTACTCCACCTTCACCGTAAGTTCTAGTTCCGTCACCAAAAACACTATCGTGATACGCACCGGATTCTCTTCTACGTTCTCTATCGGAAGCAGTCATTCCAGTTCTGGTATCACCTCCTTGGAAAGGTCCTCTTTCTCTTGCTGCTGCCTTATCAGCAAGATCTTGATACATTTTCTTTCTTTCAGGAGTTTGTCTCTTTTTTTGATTAGCAAGTTTTTGTGCTCGGGCAGCAACATCACCAGCAGCACCTTCAATAATTTGATCAAACCAACCCTCACTCATATTGTTGATAATCACATTTGCATCTTCAACGGATTCAGCAAAGTTATTCTCTAAAAGATATGATGCTACAAACTCGTAGGTTTCATATGCTTCTTTGTTGAGCATTTTTTGCTCTCTGGGAGTTAGAGTTCCTGCAGCCATAGCAGAACGTCTTGAATTTTGCAGTTCCCTATCACTACCTGTTACATCAGCACCATAACCTCTTAAACCAGCACGAGGTTTGTCTCTTACTGAACTTCTTCTTGATGCCGCAAGATCACTCAATGTTTTACTTTGCTTTCTTTCTCTTGCTGCTGTGTCTGCATCACTTTCACCACGGACTGGTTTAACGTAAGGACTTTTTGCACCCCTCTCTGCTGCCGCAATGGTCTTATCTACACTACCAGAACGTTGGTAGGCATTAGAACGTCTTGCGAGTTCCTTACGGGTCGCAATCTCACCTTCCTGACCAAGTTCCTTTCTCATTCTGGTTGCTTCATCAAGATAAATCTCAGACATTTCGTCCCAAGTATAATCACTTAGGTCATAACCTTCTTCTATAAGTTCATTTACCCAGAGTTCAACTTCTTCTTTTGTTACTTTCTTCTTCTTCTTCTTGAATTTACCAGAAACCTCTCCCTTCTCATACCCAACACCATCTCCATCATCATCCCACCAACGATTTGTTTCACCTTCGTCTTGGTCTACTTTTTTCTTTGCTTCGTAGATTGAAGAATAAGCACCTGCAATATCTCTAATTGTTTTTGCAGAAGGCCATTGGTAAGATTGATTCATTTGTATTGGTTTAGTCTTTGTATTATTTATACTATTTGATCCTGGTGTTGCTGGTTTAATTCCTTGAGAAGCACCTGCAATTTGAGAAGGTGTAGGTGTAGAAGTTGCTGGTTTTGCTGCTAAAGCATTAGCAGCCGCAGAACCTGCTGGTGCTCTATTTAAATTTGCTGGTGTATTTGCTCTTGCTAAATCCGCACTTACACTCTTCAAATCAGGAATTGCAGGAGTTGGTCCAGTTGTAGGAAGATTGGTCTTCTGTGCTGCTTGAAGTGCCTTTTCTGAATTCTGTTTTGTACTAGTATTTTCTCCAGCAGTTTTTTGTCTTTCTCTTTCTCCTTGTGCTGCTCTCAATTCAGCAGATGTTGGAGTTCTTCTCTCAAATGAAGTTTTACCTAACATACCAATTGCTGGTTTTGGTGCCGACGCAGCAGGAGTTGGTGAAGATGGTTTTGGTGTTCCTGATGATGCAGAAGTTCTTGCAGCATTTTGTGCGGCAACACTTGCGTAACGAGACTTCTCTGCGGAACTAAATGCTTTTTCTTTAAAATCAGCACCAACTCCTGTGCCTTCTACTCCATCTTTCTTTGAAAGAACTGGCCCAGAAGGTCTTGCTGCTGGTCTTGGTGGAGGTGTTGAACCTGAACCTGCTGGTGTTCTTGCTGCTGTTGGAGTGGTTGCTGGTGGTTTTGCTGGTGTTGGTTTTGCTGGTTTATTTCTCCCTTCTTCTTTATTTAATCTATCCGCCAAAGCTAGTGCTTCTGGAGTTTTAGTGTAAATTACTTCATATCTACCACCTCTCTGTACTACACCCATATCTCTTCTTTGGGTACTTGCTCTAGTTCTTTTCTCTTGTGCTGCTTGTGCTGCTCTTTGTGCTTGTCCTTCTTGTCCCAATC